CGCAGCGTTTAAATCACGGTCTAATACGTGTCCATTCTTGCAAGTCCATTCTCTTATTGAGAGGTTTAAATCTTGATTTATCCAACCACATTCACAACAGGTTTTACTTGATGGATACCAGCGATTGATTTTGACAATTTGTTTGTCATTCCAATTTGCCTTGTATTCCAATAGTCTTACAAATGTTCCCCAACTGGCATCTGATATGTGTTTTGCAAGTTTATGGTTTTTTACCATTCCTTTCACATTCAAATCTTCTAATGCGATTATATCATAATCAGTTACCAATTTGTGAGATACTTTGTGTAGGTTATCCATTCGTGAGTTGGTTATCTTCTCGTGAATTAAGGCTGTTTTTCGTCTTTGTTTTTCAAACGAAGTGCTACCTTTTGTTTTACGAGAAAGATGTTTTTGTGCTTTCGCTAACTTTCTTTCATATTGCTTTGTGTATTTGTTATTTTTAAATTTAATTCCATCTGAGGTAATAGCAAAGTCTTTTAAACCTAAGTCTATTCCACATACAGCACCAGTTTTTTCTTTCGGCTGATATTGTTCTTCTGATAAGATTGATACAAAATATTTTCCTGTTGGTGTTTTGCTCAAAGTACATTTGCCAATTTCGCCTTTTACTTCACGATGAATATTAACTTTAATTCCTTCTTTGAACTTTGGTGCAAAAAATCTATCTCCTTCCAGTTTTGCAAATTGCGGAACTGTAAATGTATTCTTATTCTTTCTTGACTTAAATCTCGGAAACTTAGCATTACCACGAAAGAAGTTTACATAGGCAGTATCTAAGCACCTTAAAGCAAATTGTAAGGATTGACTATTCACTTCTTTAAGCCAAATAGTTTCCTCTTTTTTCTTTAATTCGGTGAGAGTTGCTGCTTGTGCATAGTAATTATCTGATTTTTTATCTGCTTGATACTGTTCTTTACGCTCATTCAGAAAATGATTAAAAACAAAACGAATACATCCAAAATGCTTATCCAACAGCGTTTTCTGCGCTTGAGTAGGTTGCAATTCAAATTGATATGTCCGAAATATTGTTTTCATCTATTAGTAAATAGTCTGATTTTTTACAAAGATACATCTTTTTCGCATAACCGCTACATTTTTTTGTAAATATTTCCATTCATTTTGAGAAACATTCACAAAAAAACTTCGCTACTATGTCTAAAAAATCTAATTACATCACCACAAATCGGTCTAAACACTACTTAAAGTGTCATTTAATCTTTGTCTGTAAATATCGTAAACCAATGTTAGTTGGTCAGCTAAATGATGATATTAAACAAATCTTTCAATCTATTGCAGATGCTTCTGATTTTGAAATTGAGGTAATGGAAACCGATATTAATCACATTCATTTCTTAATTCGTTACATTCCTCGTTTTTCTATATCTCAAATTGTTCGTAGGCTTAAACAAGAATCCACTCGTCAAATTTGGTTATTACATCCAACTACACTTCGTAAACAATACTGGTACAAAAATATGCTTTGGTCAGATGGTTATTTTGTTTGCTCAATCGGTGAGGCTTCTCCTGATACCATTCGTGAGTATATTCTCAATCAGGGTTAGTCGCTTACATCCCATCCACGCTAAAAAGCGATGAATGGGTTTTACGCTCCGTTTTATAAATATTCGTATGAATTGTACATTTTTAACACGTTACTAACCTCAAAAATAACCTCCCGTAGCTTTGCCTCAATTTCTGCAAATATTTCTTTGTCGGGAAGTACCCTTGTTATGAATGGCTTTAACCCTGGATAGTAACTTATAAAGTCGCAGTAATCTAATCCGGTAACGTACAGCTGAAAATAAACCTGGTATTTGTATTCACTCGGCAATTTGTCGCCCTTTATATATGCCAGATGTGTGGTAAGTTTCGGGCATTTGATTTCAATTAAGCCGCTATCTGATGTCAAACCGTCTGGACTAATACCAACCCATTCGACAAATTCATTGTCAATATCTGGGGTAACAAATCCGACCTGTTCAATGTGGCAATCAAATAAGCCCTCATATAATTGCCTCGCCTGTGGCTCTAATTCCACGCCCCTCTCCATCCACTCATTAGAGTAATCCGGTTCGTCAATTTCGGCGTTAAGAATTTCTCCGGCCAATTGATAAACAAGATTTTGATATGTCGCCGTACTTTTTCCGGCAAACATTTCTTTGGCACGTGTTCCGGTTATAAGCCCCCACCGGAGGTTGTGCCATTGCTCCGACTTTTGCTCACAAATATGCTTAATCATTCTGTATTGATTTATCAAGTTTAACCATAAAGTTAAAAATCTTTTCGCTGGCAGACTCCCATTGTTCAATTTTAATTTTGTCTGCAATTATCAAATCCTTGACATACGAAACGGCAAAGCCAGAATATTTGCTCTGCTCTTTTTTTATTGCCTTTGCGTAGCCACTGCCACCCGTCCACGCCTTACTTGTTGGCTTGACGTTTATATAATCTTTGCCCTGATATTGCACAACCTCCTCCGTGAAGTCGGACTCCTGACCTTGCACAAAGTGTGTTTGTTCTTTTGATTTTGACAAATAAGATGCAAGTTTGCCGGAATATTCAATTTTGAATTTATACGACAAACCAAATTTTGTTTGTACCTCTTTGTCAAATTTTACCGAAGTTATTACTGCTTTCATTTTTTTAGGTTTTATTTTTTTAGGTTTTAATTGGTTAATATTCGCCCATTGCCTCCGCCACAGCCTCCGCCTGGCAGTTCGGGCAGTCCTTATATTCATAGTCGTAGTCGCCGACCTCTTCCCGGGAAACCTCATCATCGTCAAAGTCAAACCACCGACAACAGCCCCGGCAATAATAACAAGGCGTGCCGTTTGTTTTCTTTTCCGGTTCGGTTAAGTTATGGTCTGGGATGGTCATGTCGCAAGGTATTCTCATAATATAACCTCACTTTCCAATTTACTAATTTCTTTTTCTAAACGTACCGTCTTTGGTGAATTGTCAAAATGCTTATCCTGGTAATCAACGTCTTTTTTCGCCTGTCTTTTGGCGTCTGCATCACTGTCTGCAAAAATCCAATACGAAATTGTCAGGCGGTACCTATGCTGTTCTTTTTTCATAATAATTCTATTTTTGTCAATGGTAAAAAATAATCAATTTTTTCAAAATCTGGTATTTTATCAATTTTTTTTAAAATTACAATTTGCCTTTTAATTTTGTTTTTTTTATCAATTTCAACGTCTATCATACGTTTTACAACTACACGCTGGACAACTCCGTAAAAAATCGTTTTCTCTTTGTCATAAACCTTAACTATTTGATTTTTTCGTGGTCTTTTAACGAACTTATAAGTTTTTGTTTTCATGGCTATAAAATTAGATTGTTTTTGGGTTGGTTTTTGTTAAATTATGTTAATTTTTGCATTATTGCCTTTTGCAGAAATTCGGCCTTCCCGCCGTTGCTCTCGGCTTCGTACTTGTTTTCGTTTTCGTTGTAACTCTTTTTTTTCAGAGCAACAACTTTGTAAACTTCGCCGCCTGCTACAAAGCGTGTGCCGGATGGTACAATGAACGATGTTGGTTTTGTTGGTATTTCAGCCATTTTTTGCCCCCTTTTCTTTTACAATTTTTCTGATAATTGCCGCAGACAACGGCTCACCCTTTGCGTTTTTATACATTTTGGCAATCTCTTTGTACGTTTCTGTTTTTGCAGAACCTGCTTCCAGGTATTCTGCGTAAAGTTTCCTTATGGATGCATTACGCCACATTCTGGCGTGCTGCTTCGGTGTTAATAATTGTTTCATTTTTTTATTTTTTATTGGTTAATAATTATTTTACTTTTCTGAAATTCAAATTATATTCACCGCCATAAGTCCACATTATTAGATGTTTTACTTGCTTTTGGCAGTCTGTTTTCAAAAACGACTGAATAATGTCAATTTCTTTTTTTTGTTCTAAAGCCCTGAGCAGCCTTGCTTTTTCAAGATAAATTTTGCCCTTAAAATAATTTATCATTTTTGTTTTTGAGCAAATAGACAATTTTTCGTTACACAGCCGTTTTTTTGATGTGTAAACAATCTCTGCGTCTAACTGTTCGGCACACGGGGCAAAAAGCTGGTATAAGTCGCCGTTGTCCACTTTTATGAATATGCCAAAAAGCTTCTCTGTGCTATACTTAAATCCGCCCTTTACCTTTTGGCTGTCTGTTTTTTCTACTTCGCCAAAAAACATATTATTATTTTTGGCTGCGGTTCTAATTAATTTTGTTGTTTTCATGGTTTTTTGTTTTAAAAATTATGATACAAATATACAAAATTATCAAAACAAATAGCAAATTTATTTTGTTAAAAAATGTTAAAATAAGTGCATTATATTGAAAATCAGCCATATAAAATTACTAAATTT